ACTTTGATAGATTATGGTTGCGGCAAAGGTAACATGCCATGGCGTCCATTTGAATCATACACGCATGGTCTATGGGGTCATCTTCCTACTCAAATTCAAAGCATTTATCTCTACGATCCTTGTTGGCCACCATTCGCTGCTAAACCACCACAAGGTTGGCAGTTTGACGTTGTAGGTTGCGCTGACGTTATGGAACATATTCCAGAAGAAGACGTCGATACTGTCCTTGCTGATATCGCTTCCTTCTGTAAAGAAGATGGTGTAGTTATGTTAGCAATCTCTGGTAATCCAGCTGTAAAGGCATTTACAGACGGCGAGAACCTGCATTGTACTATTCGTAGTATGGACTGGTGGAAAGACAAAATTGAAAAAATTTGTAAGCGTAGTTATGTCCTCGTACATACTGAAGACACTCGCGAACCTCGCGTTGACACCTTAATCGGAAAAAGAAAGTGAAACAAGACTTTACAGTATTCATAGGTTATGATTCATCACAAGACGCAGCAGCACAAGCGTGTCGTAGATCTATCATCGCACAAGATACTACTGTTAATGTAGAATACATCAAGCGTTCTGATTTATTAGAGCGCGGATTATACTGGCGACAAGACCACGAATACGAATCAACTGAGTTCGCGTTCACGAGATTCCTTACACCGTATCTAAAAGGGTATTATGGATATGCACTATTTTGCGACTCTGATTTTATCTGGCGTTGCTCACCTCGGGAACTTCTCCAAAGAGTTGATCCGCTCGACGCAGTCACAGTCGTCAAACACAATATCTCACCAGAGCAACTCAAACAAGAAAAGATGGATGGTAAGAAGCAAGTCTGGTATCCTAAGAAGAACTGGTCTTCGATGATGCTGTTTAACTGCGAACATCCTAAGACACGCGCTCTTACACCAGAAGTTGTTTCAGAAGCACCAGCCAGTTATCTACACGGCTTGGAATGGACTTGGGATGCATCGGTAGGCGAAGTTGATAAGACGTATAACTATTTGGTCGGATACTACAACGACAGAATCGACCCGAAAGTGTTACACTATACTGACGGAACTCCATTACACGCTGGTTATGAAAACTGCGAATTCGCAGAAGAGTTTATGAAGTATGTTCAACCAAGAACTGAATGACAGGTCTACTGCAAAACTAAAAGAATATTGTAAAGGGAAACGTGTATTGCTGGTTGGTAATGCAGCTTCCCTTTTCAATCATGAGTACGGTGACTTGATTGACAGCTATGATGTGGTTGTCAGATTTGGTAAGGGCATTCCCACAGTCGAAACAAAGAAACATCTAGGAAATAAAACTGACGTTTGGTTCTTTGGCACTCTGCGCGCGAGCATGTTTCAATCATGGAAAGACGTAAGATTCAAAATATTCAATTACACTCAGATCGGTTTGTATGACCCAAAGGCGACATCGCTGACTTTCCCATCTTGCATGGCTACAAGTAGATTTCAAATCTATAAAGATTATTTTATTCTTGGTGATTCTAACCTACACAAGAAATTGATATCAGAGATTTATCCATTACCAAAACCATCAGAATGGAAGAAGGCTCCGAGAATATCTCAGGGAACTTTGTGCTTCATCTATTTCAAGGATATTATCGGAACTCAAGCACAGCTAGATTTCGTTGGATTTGATTTCTTCGAGTCGAATCTCAAGTTCGAGATTGGCGGAAAACAAAAACAAATACACAGTTGGCATGTTCCTATTCCTATGGATAATCATGAACACAATCCACATGGAGCCGATAAAGAAAAGGACTACATATTAAAGAAGGTTAGTGAGTCAAATAATAAAATGTTTATTCACCCAATGAATACGAATCTGCCTTTCGAAGTATCAGCCAATTTAATTAACAAATATAGACCAGGAGCAATACCAAAGTTATGAGAAACATTATAATTTTTAGCAAAACAAACTGTCCATACTGCGTATCGGCAAAACAATTTCTTTCTTCTAGGGGATATACGTTCGAAGAAAAATTGGTTGGTGTAAATGCCACGCGCGAAGAGTTGCTTGAAGCAGCACCAAATGCTCGCACTGTTCCGCAAATCTTAATCAATGGTAATTTGATTGGCGGATACGACGACCTAGTAAAGAACTGGAATACTATCAAAGAACAATATCTACCCGAACAAACTTTCTTAGCAGAATAATATGAAACCAACATCATACGATGATTTTACTGCTGTTCGCGATGACGGTAGTGATATGCTTTGGCCAAAACATGATACATTTACATGGAACGTAATTGTTGATGATTATGGAAAATCCATAAAGCCAGCCATCGAACTGCTTCAGAAATTAGGGATTATGAAGAATCGCGGTGTGATTCAAGCTGGTGGACATTGTGGAGTATATCCGCTTATGTTCACAGGATTCTTTGATATGGTTTTTACATTTGAACCCAATGCCCTTAGTTTTCACTGTCTGGTAAATAATTGTCAAGGCGAAAACATTATTAAAATGAATGTTGCGCTGGGTAAAAATCCAGGAAGAGTTAAATCTTTTACAGTTGCTCCTAGCAACACAGGAATGAATCAAGTAAAAGATTCGGGCGATGACATATATTATGTTCCTATGATTGCGTTAGACAGCCTTGCGCTGACTGACATTGATCTAATTGAATTAGATCTAGAAGGATATGAATATGATGCTCTTTTGGGAGCCAAAGAAACAATCGAACGAAACAAACCAGTATTGATAATCGAAAATGCTGCTGATGAAGTCAAACAGTTTCTTTCTACTCTGGGATATGTTGAATGGAAGAAAATAAATAGACTTGATAGCTTATTTGTTTTGGAATCGGATATGGAGAAATTGAATGATCAAGAATAAAAAGATTTTGGTAACAGGCGGTCTAGGATTTGTCGGATCGCATTTGGTTGATAGTTTAGTTGAGCATAATGATGTCACTGTAGTTGATAATCTTTCAACTGGTGACTTATTTAATATCAACAAACATGCTGTCACTTTAATTCAGGATGTAGAATCTTTCTTCAAAGCTGGTGACGAAGAATTTGATATTATCTTTCACTTTGCTAACTGCGCGCGAATCGCTCGCTCGTTCGAGCACTGCGAAGAAACTCTGCTTAACAACTACAACACAACTGTTGCGGTCTGCGAGTATATCAAGAAGACAAACCCGAATACGAAGCTAATCTTTGCTTCCTCTTCTACTACTGAGTTCGCTGACAAGCTAAACAATCCTTACACTTTCTCGAAAGTTGTTTGCGACGAGATGTTGCAATTATATCGCCGACACTTCGGTCTAAACTTTGACGTAGTCAAGTTCTATAATGTATTTGGTTCTAAGCGCGAAAGTCTGCTAGGTGAATACACGACCATCATTCGTAAGTATATTAATCTGTACGAGAAGGATGAGATGCTTGTAGTGTACGGTACTGGCGCACAGGCTCGCGACTTCACTCACATCGATGATACTATTGACGCACTACAAATCGTAGGAAATCTACCGAGCGAGGGCAAGACCTATCACATCGGTACAGGAAAGGCGACACAGATCCTAGAAGTCGCGAAAGCATTTAGACACAAATACTATCACGCTAAACCGCGCGATTATGAAGTTGCGTTTGTAATGTGTAAAGAACCAAATGTTCCTGGTTGGTCAGCCAACCGAGAAGTGATTGAATGGGTTACGGAATGGAGAGATAACTGTGGGATTCGCTGAAGATAAGATGGCACCAAACGCTATGGGTGGCACAGAGCTGATGAAACACGCTCTGGCTTCAAGAATGCCAGAAGGATTGCTTGATGATTTTCAAATCTTTATCTCGCGCGTGCACGAGGATCTAGATCCAAACAAAATTAAAATATACTGGCATCAGGATCTACCTTGGGATCCAGCAGCCACGCATCTAAAAGAAACATGGCAACAGTTTGACCATATCGTGTATAACTCGAACTGGCAAGCTGATATGTTTAACAAGTATCTTGGTGTTCCTTATCATCGTTCTTCTGTTCTAGAAAACGCGATTGAACCAATCGAATATAAAGTTAAGCCATCTAGAACTGATGGTATTATTCGTATCATCTATCACACCACACCGCATCGTGGTCTGGAACTTCTTGTTCCTGTTTTTGAAAAGTTATGCGAGAAGCACGACAACATTCAACTGGATGTTTATTCGTCATTCAAGATTTATGGTTGGGGCGAACGAGACGCTCAGTATGAAGCCTTGTTTGAACGATGTAAGAATCACCCGAAGATTAACTATCATGGGTCGGTTCCGAACGCAGAAATACGCGCAGCCCTGCAGGATGCCGATATTTTTGCTTATCCGAACATCTGGGTTGAATCGTCGTGCATCTCTCTTATTGAAGCGATGAGTGCAGGTGTAATCTGTATTCATCCTAATTATGGTGCA